TGTGTGGATTTAATTTTAGCGACTTGAACCGCACCTGTTGCCGCAATCAATGCCGCTACCAAGAAATTACCGGTACTTAATGCTTTCATAACACCTTGTGCTGTGTTTATAATAGCATCTGCTATTGCTAATGCTTTTGCAATTTTAAATGCTTTTTCATTAATCTGAGCTAATTCATTAATTAACTCTCTACCCAGTGCTATCGTTAATCCTTTTTTGTTTTTGCCAAATGCTACTTCAATATCTATTTCTTTGGCCTTGCCTTGTTTAATTAATTCTATTACATCTTCTTGTTCTCTTTTTCTTCTGTCTGCTTCTGCTCTTGCGGCATTTTCTCTTATTTTTGCAATTGCTTTTTGATACTGTTCTTCGCTGATCTTGTCATTGTCTCGCAAAATTTCTAAATTTCTATATTTTTCTTCTTCTGCTTTAATTGCTGGATCTTCAAACACAGTGCCACCAACTTCTTTAGCAATCGACGGTAATGCTTTTTCTGCCGCTTGTAAATCTTTCAGTGCTTTCTGTCTTTCCAACAGTAATCTTAATTCTTTTTCCTGTTCATCGGTCATGCCTTTCAATGCTTTTGCTTTTTGAATATAGATTTCTGCATCTATTTCATTTGCAATTGCATTTGCTTCTAAATTTACAATATTGTCTCTTAATTTTTCTGTGTATTTGCCCAGTGCCGCTTCTAATTTGTCTTGTTGTAATTGTTGTAATTTTTGAGCTGTGGTTAGTCTTCTTGATGCATCAGTGTTTGATTCTAAACCTTGATGTAAACTGTGATTAGCATCTGTTAAAGTGTTTGTGTCTTTTTCTAAAATTCCAAATTTTTGACCTAAACTTACAATTTCATCTTTGAATAACACAATACCACCTACCAACACAGTTGCCGCCGCAATCAATGGATTCGCCATTGCCGCCGCAGTCATTATCCTAATGGCCTTGGTCACATTTGCCACGGTGACACCTAAACCTGCCATAGCAACTTTCAATGCGAATACCTGTTTGACTAAAAATCCTAATGCTAATAATTTGAAAGCAAATTTTAATAAATCCACATTGTCTTTAGCAAACAGTATTGCATTGCCTAAACTTTCACCTATTTGATTTGCAAGATTTTCACTGCCTTCACTGGCATCTATGATTGCTCTTGTGACTTCAGTCAATGCCGCAGTTAATCCGCCTTCACCCACTTCATCTGCAAATATGGCAATTTCATCTTGTAAATTACTGAATGCACCTGTTAATGTTTGTGATTGTCTTTCAATACCACCTGCAAAATCAGTTTTACCAATTCTTTCAATAACATCTATAATGTCCAATCCATTATTTCTAATGGTTGTGGTTGTGCCTTTGAAAATAACTTGCAGTTTGTCACCTTCTGTCTTGACCTTAATACCCAACTGTTTAAGCATTTCAAATTCACCAGTGGTAGCATTGAATACTGCTCTAGCAACATCATCAATTCTTCTTCCCATACCAGCGGCAATATTACCCACACTGGTCATGAAGTCTATAGTTGGGTCTAAACCTGCATTTCTAAATGTAATGAATGCACTGGTTACATCTTGAAGTTGGAATGGTGTGGTTTGTGTGAAATCTTTGATTAAACGGAATGATCTAGCGGCGGCCTCTGTAGAACCCTCCACAGTTACAAGTGTTGCTCGTAGATCCTCAAATTGTCGAATGGTATTGATTAATCCTCTAACAACTGCCGCCGTACCAATGGCCACCAACGCTCCTGCCGCCGCTTTTGCTAATTTTCTAGTGTTGCCTAAACTTTTGTTTAGACCTTCTATATGACCTTTTGCTTTGCCTAGTGCCGCACCTGTTTTATCAACGACGACGAGTTCTAGGCGTACGGTGTCCACCATGGTTCATTCCTTTTTGTTGTTGGTCATGCTGTAATTTAAAATACGAGTTCCACATCTGGATCTCTAGGACGCTGAGTTGCATGACCTCTTCTAATGACTTGCCAAGTGTTTCAGCAATCTTCATAAGAAGAATTAGCTCACCATCCTCTTTTAGTTTTTTTCCACTTCCTCCATAGCGTATTCACTGGTTGCATTATTCAATTGTGATGCAACCTTGATCAACACTTTTGGATCGGCCTGTGTCATCAATTCATTCTTGTCGAATTTTGAAAACATCTGCTTACCATCTGGTGTCAATGCTTTGGCAATGACAGATTCAACCAATGCTTCCACTGTGTCACCTTTGGTTTGCAGTTGAATTATTCTCGATTCAACCTGAAACGAATACACAGGTTTGTAATAAATGTCAGTCTTCCACTCGGGCACAGACATTTTTAGTAGTTCACCATTCAATTTGTTTTTGAAATGGTCTTTGATGTTATTCATTACTGAACTCATCTTATTCTCCTTCTATTTCTTAATGTTGCTCCCAAGGCCTGCCTCACTATGCCTCTGGGTGCTTGTTTGCTACGCCCTCGTTCTAACAGATCAATGTAAGGCACACGGTTTTGGATCTGAATCTGTCTTTCCACACTGCTTGATGCTGTGGGGTTAGTTCCTTGTTTCATTTTCCAACCGCGTCTTGCTCTGCCTTTGTCTATTGGAGTTGCGTCTTTGACTTCCTCCAATAAAGTGTTTGCGATGCGGGTGCTCACTTTGGTCATTTCTCTACTGACCTTGTTGAACACCGCATCTAGATTTTTTAATCTACCAGATATCATTCTGATTACACAGTTGCTTCTACTAAAGGTCCTGTTCCTTGGAATGATACTGTTGCTGTTACCAAGTCATCAAATGATGCTGTTCTTGAAACTGAAGTTAGGATCACTTCACCTTCGTAAACTGCTCCTGATGATGAGTTTGGTATAAATTGCACATGCAAAGTGGCATCGTTTGCTGGATCAAACACAGTTGCGCCTGTTTCTGTTGTGTCATACACAACTTCCATAGTGCCTGTGAATTGATGCAATCCTGCCAAATATGTTCTTGCTCCGTCGCCCATTGCTGTGTTTTCAATTACATCTTTTGTGTGTTCCACAGTCCAAGATCTAACATTCGCCACTGCCGTCATTGCGCCACCGGAATCTGTTCCATACTTCACTGTACCGTTTTCACCTGTAAGTGTTGCCATGATTATTTCTCCTCGTTATTGTTTTTAAAATCATCCTCTGAATATGTCCAATTGTCTTCTTCCAAATCCATTTCACTGTGTTTGATTTGTTCAATTAGATCCTCGTTGGATAATTGTGTTGATTGTTTAACTTCTGGTTCTGCAATTTTCAATTTGCGTTTAGAAGTTTTTTTCGTAGATGTGTTTGAAGTTTTTTCAGTCCAACCTGCATCTAGAAACCTCTGTAATCTGTCTGCTTCTATTTTTTTAGATTCTTGATCTTTGTGTATGGTAATATATTTCATTATACTGCTCCTTTGGTAAATGAATATCTCACTTCCACTGTCATTACAAATTCTCCCAGTGGTGGTGTTCTATCAATCACTTCTATTGTTCTTACTCGTGTCGTACTGGCCCTCGCCTCTGCTAATTCTCTGGTTCTGTCCGCATTGAGTGTTTCTTCTATGCGTTCTATCAATTCATTGCGTTTTTGATCCACAGTGGTGATAGAACCTTGACGGCCATCTGCTCTCACAAATCCTCTGATGGCAACTTCTATGATGCCTCTGCGATAACCACCCATGGCATCGTCTTCTCTGGTTTCATTGCCTGTGGTTATTAACACAGCAGGAAACTGTGTGATTGCCAATTTGTTCACATCAAATGGTTCGCGTGTCACAATGACAGGTTTTGGTGGTCGCATGTCCTCCAATACTTCAATGATGTTTTGTGCTATGTTTTCTCTGTTGCTCATTCTTTACCTTTTTAGGCGCAAGAAATGAGTAGGTTCTCTTTCAGCATCATCCACTGTGCCTGAAGAATCCAAATCATATTCTACACCGTCTCTCAGCACAAGATCCATTTCTCTCTCGTACTCTCGTCTGTAAAATTCCATTTTTCTTTCAAATATGTCCACTGCTTCGTCAAACTTGGCCAATTTAGGGTATATGTGAAAACCCAATGCTTGATAGCATGCCGCTCTGGTCAATTGACTGGCGGTGTATAGATCATCGTCCGGTTCATTTTGTCCTGTGGAAATGTATTTTAAATCATACAGTCCAATCTGTTGAGTGGGCCACCATCTAATACGCAAATCTCTAAACACATCTTGTTGTGCTCTAGAAATTTCGTCAGTGAAGTCTGGTATGCCGTATGACAGAATATCCGGTTCGTATTCAGTGATGTCGCTGATTGTTAAAAGTGTTGCCATGCGAGTTTCTGCTCCATTAAAAATTGATTAAAAACAAGTTCTGCTTGTCAGTTATTTATATCTTTGTGAGTTTTTTGAAAAGATTTACAGGGCAACTGCTTATGCTGAAAACAGTTGCCCCACATTTAAGAGATAAAAAATGTCCGCTGTAAAGCGACAAGTATTTATTTCTGTGTGTGGTAAGAATTGTGTTAAAACTGGGAGAGCGTTAGAAATGAGCAATTACACTCTCCCAGAAAAAAGTTGTCTATGTCAGACAGTTTTATTTATCACTCAAAAAGAAAGGGCCCGAAGGCCCTTTCAATGTGAAGTTTGTTGAAGGTTAACTTATAGATTATAAGTTAGCGTCTCCAATTAATGCTACGCCGTATTCGTCGAACAATTCAGAAACACCATATGCCCAAGATCCAACGATTTCGTCAGCTCTTAAAGAAGCATCTCTTTGGTTTTCAATTCTGAACTCTCTTTTGATCATTACGCCCAATGCGTCTTGATGGAAAGCACCGCCTACGAATGCGCCTGCTGAGTCACCAGTTACTGTGTTTGATTCCACTATAACAAGATTTGCTATACGGCCTACAAAACCAGTTCTGATTGCCTCGTTAGCAACATCAGAAACATTACCAGAAGCACCAAAAGTGTTTGATAAACTTTTCTTGATCTGGAATGCTTGTTTAGGGTGTAACACACAGTAGATGTCACCTGAAGGCACATTATTTGATCTCAATAATGCTTGGGCCTTAAATAGGTCTTCCACTGTCAACTCTCTTGCGCCTGAACCCACAACATTTGTTGTGAATCCTGTGAAAAGAGCGGCAACATCTTTGTCAAATTGTTCTGCTAGTGCACCACCAATTTGAGTTCCCACTGCTTGTGCCACATTGTCTGTAGCAGTTTCTTTCATAAGATCAGTTAATGTTACCATTACACCTCTCTCTGAAGCAGTGATTGTTTTAGATGTTGTCACATCAAAAGTGGCATTAGTTAAATCTGCACCATCTGCTGGTGAAGACACTGCCACTGTTGGGTAGATTGGCACACTTGCTGTTAAACCAGGTGTTCCAACCATGTTGTAGTTACGGATCAGATTTCTCATCACCGATTTTTCGTTTAATTGGTAAAGTCCCGCTTGAGTAATATTGTTATACAACGCGGTACTTGCCACTGTATCAAATGCATTTGTTGCTGGCATTTTGATTCTCCTTGGTTAGTTAAACACGAATACCTTTAGATTTCATTATTTCTTTGTAACGAGCTCTATGTTCAGGTATACTCATGTTAAGTTGACTTATATCATTTGTGGCCAACGATTCTTTACTGCCCTGTCCTTGTCCCACACCAGAACCTTTTGGTCCTGCTGAAACAAAGTGAGGATTAGATTGAAGAAACTCATTCACCAAGTCTTTCACTTGTATTGGATCACCTGCATCATTGTAACGCACTTGTCCTGTTTTTAAATCAATCACATCCACTGTGCCTGCTTCATTCAACTTCAGTTGATTTTTGAGCAATTGTGTAACCTGATTAGGGTTAATTGCTCTGGCGTTGGACGCCTCTGATAGCAGTGCACCATCAACCTTGATAGAAGTCAGTTCTGACTGATACTGTTGGATTTTAGAAGTGAATTTTTCCGCTTGTTCTTTCAACAATTGTTCAAATTGACCTCTTTTTTCCAACTCTATCTGTCGGGTCTTTTCTTCCTTCTCGATCAACTTTTGATAGTGATCAACATCTATGCTTCCATACTTTTTCTCGTATTTGGCACGCTCCCTCTGTACTCTTTCTGCCACAATCTTGTCTAAATCTTGTTGACTGAAAGTTTGAGTTTTGGTTTCTTCTTGAACCGTTGTGGGTTCTGCCTGCTCTTTGATTTCAGGTGCAGTGTCCTGAGATTTTACCGCTTGTATTTCTGCGTTCATTATGTCCTCCTTTTATAATGAGTTGAGTTGACTCCCTGTCCAATGACAGTAACAGTGTTATTTAGCGATTAGCGTTTTCTTTTGCCTCGCATTGAACCTTTTGAAGATTTTTTGTTCTTGTTGGGTTTTCTTTTTCCTCGCATTGCCATGATTATGCTCCTTGTTTGTTGGGTTTCATTATGACATCGCTTCTCAAATGATGTGCAATGTGATAATTCAGTTTCAACAACAGATCAATCACTGTTTGATTTTCATTGCGTTTGTTTTCAAACATGATGACTGGTCTGCTGATCATAATTGTATTTAATGCACCTCTAATCACTTCCAATTCACCCTGTTCCACATCAATCTTGATCAAGTCAACACCTTGCAATTTGAAACTGTCCAGGGTTGTGCCTTGCACTGTGTGACTGGTGGTTTCTTGCCATTTGGATTGTCTTCTTGGTGCCACACTGCCATGTGCAGGATTGTGTGTGATGTTGGGTATTTGCAGTGTCACTGTGCTTTCATGATCCAACAATGCACACTGATGTGCCTGTATTTTCGTATTGGTAATTAATTTTTTAAATGTGTTAGGATTGGGTTCAAATGCCACCACTGTGTCAAACAGATCCACAAATGGATGACTGGTGTCACCATCATTGGCACCCACATCCACATATGTGCGTGTTTGTTTGCAGTGTGGTATTGCAAACCTACTGATCAGTGTTGAGCTCATTTTGTATCCTTTTATAGATTATGTCTGTGCCCATTTTGTTTCCATATTTGCCTTTTTTTGGCAATGTGTCCATTTCAGCAATCACTGTGTGTGTATCACCTATCATGTCTATTCTCATAAATTCAAACATTTCTCCCAAGGCCAATGCTCTGTCAATCTGTGTGGTCCAATTTGCAGGTTTTGTAAAATTACCTTTTCTGCTGTTGACCAACACAAAACCCAAATCATTTCCATCTATGTCCACGATGTTTTCGTATTCGTCTTTTATGGATATATCTGAAATAACCTGTGTGAATATGTGTTTGCCCTTGTAGATAAAATGTTTATAATCTATTCTGCTGTTGATGTTAGGTTCACTAAAAAATATTTCATCCATGTTTGCATAATCATAAATTTTATATTCCTTCCTATTCAAACTTTTGTTTCTAATCCAATTGACCAGTTCTTTGTATGATTGAATGCCATTGCGACCATTACGATTTACTGTAACTTTATTGTTGATCACTCTTGCATTGGCCCCACTGTACAATCCACATTTGATCCAATAATCATCATGTTTTGTCATATTGTAAACTGTGTCGATGTCTTTGTCTGCAAAAAGTGTTGGTGCACACCAATCCCCATAATTTTTTTTGATGTGTTGTTTCATTGTGTATTTGTTTTGCATCACAGCATACAGAGGAGATTGTGTGCTACGGTGATGACATGATTGAATCAATTTATTTAGAGCAAATGATTCATATCCTAAATCATACTGCAATCGATTTTTGCTGGCGATGTTTGAACTATAAGGAGGCATTATTAATCAGTGCTGAGCTCATCTGCGTTTGCCACGATATCCTGCGGCCCTGATTGCTCTGCCTTGTCTTTCTGCTTGTTTTTTTGTTTTGTAAATTTTACCACTGGTGCCCCAACGGTATCCACCCTTGACTTTTCTAACTGGCATGATTACTCCTGATTTAGTAATTGCTGTTTCGCTGTGTTGATGTCTTCTTGTGTGATTTCAGAATGCAGTTGCAGTATCTGTTGATCTGTGTAACCTTGCATGATCATTTCTTTGATGTGTGCTGATCTGTCAATGGTTGTGGTTACTGGATGTTCCATTTCCTCTTCTTCATCTTCCAAATCCATGGCATCATCTTCCATCACAGTTCTATAAATTTTCTTGTCTATTTCTGCATTGATTCTAGGATCTGATATGTTGGATTCTTTGGCCATCTTCAATATTGAAATGTCATTTGCTCTGTCCTGTATGGAAAATGATCTTGGATATTCTATTTCACCATCAAATGTGGTGCCTTGATACAGTGCATACAATCTCCATATCTGTTCTTCTGCGTGTTCAAACTGTGCGGCATAAGTGGCCAATTTACTGCTCAATTGACTGAACTCTGATGATATGGCAACTCCTGATAATCTTCTAGACTCTGGTGATCTGATTCCGCCTAGGTGGTTGGTTCTGTCAATGGATTCAATTTTTTTCTCCATGGCACTCAACACAGATTCTATTGATGCACCTGATGGTTGTAGCAAGAAAGGTTTTAGATTGCCATCCAAATTTTGTGGCATCTGTATGATTGAACCTGCACCTGCTGATGCTTCTGTGTCCACGGTTTTTACCAAAGTGGGATGATTGGTCAATCTCACAATCTGTTCTATTTCAGATGAAAATTCGAACAGTTCTCTGCAGATGTCTGCTGTGTCTCCCAATGGTGAAACACCAATGCCTCTGATGGGTGATCTCTGTGCATACACACAAACTGCTGGCACTCGGCCCAATTCGTTTGGCATGGTTTCCACATATTCACCTTCTTTGCGATCATTGATTTTGTAAACATTGATTTCATCTGGTGTGTATTCTCTGATGTATTGTGTGCCACCAATAATTTCTTCTTTGACCTTTAGATAGGTTAGACTGTAAAATCCGTTTGATTGTCTTTCATATTTCCAATCCAAAACATCCATGGGTTGAAACAGTGACACATAAGGTCTGATTTCCTGTTCTAATTCTTCTGCTCTGGTCATTGCTTGACTGTTGATTTTGTCCACAATTACCCAACAGTGACCATACACCATGCTCCATGTTGCCAGGTCTTGTAGCAGTTGTGTAAATGATCTGCCATCCAAATCACAATCCTGCATAAAGGCATTCACATTAGGTTCAGTGGCAAGATTGCCCATGTATCTAACAGGTTCTTTTCTAAATAAAAATGAATTGAATATCGAGGCCACACTCTTCACATGATTGTCGTAACCCACCATTCTCAATCTTTTTTCGTAATCATCTCTTGATTCGTAGTAGTATGGTTCTAGATATTTGCCCAAGAAATAGTTGAAACCACCGTAGTATGAATCCTGCAAAAACTGCCATCTGTTCACAAATGTTTGATATGCTTCATGTGTTTCCACAATGTAAGACGCATAGTTTCTTGTGTCACCTTTGATTAATCTGTCTCGTATAACTGCCATTATCTAACTCCTTGTGTTGTTTTGCTGAATGACCATCTTGTGGGTTGTTGAATATCAATTTCTCTTTTCACAGGATACAAATAATCAATCAAATAACCCACAGCATCCGACATGTGAGTGTTTTCTGTGTTTTCTACTTGATAAGAATTTTCTCTGTACTGTAGAGATTCTAAACTTTTGATAATCTGTTTGCATTTTGGATCTATGAACACTGATCTGATTCCTTGTGAGTTTTTTAGTTTACTATTTACAGCATTGACCCTGTCTCTGATGGGCGGATTGGCATTTTTGTAATGCACATTGAATCCTGCATTTTGCAATATTGAAATGTCTGTTCTTCCACCTGCAGATGTTCTTCTCTGTTTGCCTGCCGCATCTGGATACACATGGATTCTTGAATTTGGATATCTTCTTTTCAATTCATCACATATCTGTTCTGTGCTGGATTCATTGATTGATATTTCATCAATAAAATATAAACAATTGTTTTGAATCACAGATATTGCCACACTGAATGGTGAATAGTTGAAGTCCATACCACAGTGTATTTGCATTTTTTCTAAACCACTGCATGGTTTAACCACTTCTGATCTATCAAAATTATAATACACACTGCCTGCATATGTTAAGAATGTAGATTCATATTCTTGTTGGTATGTTCTTTCATCCAAATCTCTTTTTGCATCTTCTAATTCTTTTTGATCAACAATTCCACCATCTATGGTCTTGAAACTGAATGCGTCCCAATCATCTGTGTGTTTTGCTGTGCTGTACATTTGATGTGAAAAAGATCCAACACCTTTTGGGGTGCCTATGAACAATGCTTTGCCTTTTCTGTCTGACAGTGTTGGTCTCAAAACATTTTTCCACAATTCTTCATCTAAATCTTGATATTCATCCATCACTAAAAAATCTAATCCAACACCTCTTAACCCGTCTTTGTTCTCTGCACCTTTCAGTGTGATTTTAGATCCTGATTTTAATCTTAATGTTAATTCTGCTTCATTGCTTTGTTCCAACCACTTGTATTCTTTCAACATGTTCTTCAACTGCTCCCACACAATGCCTTTTGCTTGTCGATAACTGGGTGCCACATACCATACATTTTTGTTCATGTCACTGGCATGTCTCATCAATTCACATATGGCCACAAAAGTTTTTCCAAATCTTCTTCCGCACACAGCAGTTCTAAATCTTTTGTTTGAATTTACAATTTCACCCTGTGCTTTGCTCAATTGAATCATTATTTGTCCTTTTCAGTTTTTATTGTGAATTGGAATGGCAATGGTTGTTTGTCCTGTGATTCCTGATGTTGATCTTTTTGACCACAATAGTTTTTTCCTAGGTGAATCATCATTTTTACATCACCTTTTTCTGCTTTTTCCATCTGTAACTGTTTGATGTGTGCTTTGCCCAGCAATTTGCCTTTTTCGTAATATTTCTTGTATTTTCTGTCCAAGGTGGTTGTGGTTATGCCCACACTGGTGCAAATCTCAATCTTTGTGCATTGATTGAACGCCAATCTTTCTATTTCTTTCACATCTACAATCTTTTTGGGCATTATATCTGTCTCTCCAATACTCGGATTCTAAAATTTCTAGAATCTTGCAGTGCATTTGCTGTAACAATTTTGAATTCTATGTTGTAGATGTTGCCTGCTGTGCCACCTGAAATAAATGCTGTGGCAATGTAATCTGTCTTGGTGGTTGAATCAATCACCAATGGTGCGGCATCACCTGAAATGGTTTGTGCTGTGACTGACAGTGTGCTGATGGTGTCTCCTGTGGGCATCCAATTGGTCCAGTCTAATGAATAGTCTAGAACTGCATAAGGATCCTTGTCAATGTATCCTCCGACCCTGTCTTGTTTGTATCCTGTGAGTGTTGCCATCTATCCTTCTCTCCTGTCTATTGCTGATCCTGCCACATCCACCAGATCCAATGTTTGAACTTCCAATTGTCTGGTTTCTGAAGGTATCATGTATGATCTTGTTTCTTGTTCTAAGATATTTATACGGGTCTCTGTCTTAATGGAATGAATTCTAAAAGGATCCAACACAAATTCCCTTGCAAAACTGGTTGTGATGGTGCCTATGTTGATCACAACAGGACCTGCACCTATAAACACACTGGTGTTTGGTGGTGTTATGTCTGCGTTTAATGAAATGTTTGCAGTGCTTCTAAAAATGTCAAGAGGTTCCTCAACTGAAGTAGAAATAGTGACAGGTATGGTGATATCTCCAAATGTGCCACTCAATGCCGCTCCTGAGAATCCAAACACCTGTTGTAATTCTGCTGTGCTGAGTTGAACTCTGCCTGGTGCAGAAGTCAATTGTAAGTTTGTGCTGATGTCTGCTGTGCCCAGTGTGGTTAGTTGTGTGTCTGCTGTGGTGCTGATGCTACAATCAATCTGTGCTTGTGCCAATTGTCCCACAATGCCATCCTGCACTGTGACTGTGCCAATGTTGATGGTGGTTTCGCCTTGTGCTGTTAATATGGCATCTGCTGTGGTGGTAATGGTGGCCACAGTGAGTGTTTCACCTTCTCTCTGTGCTGTTGCTGTGACAGAAAAACCTGTGTCACCCTGTATGGATGCTGTTGCTTGTTTTGTTAATGTTGCTGATTGTGTGGTGGTTACAGCAACTGAAATGTCGGATTGCACTGGTTGGAAAACCAATGCATCTGCTGAGAACCCTGTCCAGTATTCCTGTGTGGGAGTCTGCCATGTGCCCATCTCGTCCCATGAACGATCGGGTGCAAGAAACAGATCAGCAGTTGCAGACACATCGAATGTGATCTGAACATAACTGTCTGTGACATATCCCTCCTGGACATACCTGATGTCTGCCATCTAGGTTCTCCCGGTGATTATGACAGTGTTACTGTGATAGAATTTGTAGAAAATTGTAGACTGTCTGAATCAGAAACTGTTTTTGCAGTTGCTAAAGATCCATACACAATCACTTCACCATCGCCTGCAGAATCCGTTTGGTCTTTGTCTACGATGGCCAATGCAACTATTTCTCCCCAATCACCGCCTGATGCTGTGAAAGTGACTGAACCTGCTGAAGGTCCTTGTGCTTGTCCACCAGATGCCGCTCCAAATGTGATAGATTGTCTGCTGTATCCGTTGCCTGCTACTTCGTTGGTTAGTATTCCTTGTTCTAAATTTTCCAGTGTGTTTCCTGTGGAATCTGATGCTGTGAACAGTGCCACATACACCGTTGCGGGTGATGTAAGACTTGCTGTACCCAAAATATGATCCAGGATCTTTACTTCATATGAATTTGACGCACTCATGTGTTTCTCCTTTGATTTTTGTTATAACACGATTATTTATTGTGTTAACTCAATTTTTCGAATATGGTTAATGTTTGTGACAGTATTTCTCTTTCTGTGACATTGTTCCAACTGATCGCCATTTCAAATGTGTCACCTGCTGTGATGGTTCTCACTCTTTTGCTGACTTCAGTTAATCTCAAATTGAATGATGCATTTGCTGTTGTGCTGGATTGTGCCTGTATGAGACCAAGATCCTGTTGGCCTGCACTGTCCTGTCCATTAATTTCTGATGAAGTGCTGGAATTTCCTGTTAAACTGACACCACCTACGAATGTGTGTGTCACAATGTATGTGCCTGCTGTGAGTTGGAATGAATTCTCACTGGCACTGTCACCTGTTAAATTTTGTATGAGATTGTTGGGATCTCTCAGCACTTGAAATGAGGATGCCACTGTGCTGTCTGAGGCACCTTGTCCCAAACCAATATTGCTGTTGGTGGTCAAAAGATATGCTGTGGGTGTGCCCAATGATGTGGAGGCGACCTGTTCCCATACACCTGAAGATGATGAATATTGTAAAAGATCTCCATCTGTGGGTGATGAAATATTGAATGTGTCAATGATGTCATTCACATTGTCGAAATTCTGTTTGATGTCTGCACGAGCTGAACTGATTGAGTCGGAACCCGCATCAACATTTGTGGTACTTGCTTTTGATCCTGATGGCCATGTAGGCATTGTTGTTCTCCTTTATGCTATTTATTATGCTGGTGGATCGTCTGTGATTGTGGTTGATCCATTGGTGCCATCGCCGTGTATCAATAACTCTGTGCCTGCATCTGATTCAAATGCCGCTGTGGGCACTGTGAGTGATGTGCCTGAATATCTTGCAAAACTTGAAATTCTGAATTCATCCACATAACCTGGTGGTGTGTAATTCTCTGCTCCAATTGAGTTGTGCCATATACGCATTTCTGTGTGTGCATAATTGTTGGTGTCTGCATAATCTGATCCCACCTGTGAACCATCCACAAACAATCTTGTGACACCTAATTCTCTCTGCACCACAATGTGTTGCCATGTGTTGGCACTCAAACAGTTTAGTGCTGTGATTCTGTTGGCAGTGTTGTAAAAATATAGATCATCTGCGGCACCATCTG